AGCTTCTCATTGGATGAGACCAGTTGCCGCGACATCTCCCTCACGGCGATAGTTAAGACATACACGGTTAAGCCAATAACCCCCAAAAGGATGATTCCCAATGGCACGATGTAACTGTACATAAATCTCTCCATCTATCTCTATAACTACATTATACCAGAAATCAGGATTTTTCCAACCTTTTTATCAGGCCTCCGCAGGGGTTAAATCCCAGTAATCTTTCCCCGATTTCTTCAACTACATTAACTGTCACGGCGTTTCCGAGACATTTGTATCGTTGTGTATCGCTGACGCCTTCCGTCCATCCATCGGGAAACCCCTGTAAGCGTTCACATTCTGTTGGGGTAAGGCGACGAATCATATTTACATAAGGTATATTTCCACCACCTTGTCCCCAGTAACTTGATACACAAGGAGAGTTGTTTCTCCAAATCCTTGTTTCTTTGCTTTGCCTTTTATCCTGAATCAATCGCAATTTACTTGTTTTTGATTTAATATTCTTTTGCAATTTTCTTTTGATAGGTAATACTTGGGGGCGACTTGTTCCTCTAAGATGTCCGACAATAAACACTCTTTCCCGATTCTGGGGAACTCCGAAATTTTTACTGTTAAGCACTTGCCATTGGAGGTCATACCCAAGTTCATCCAATGTATTGAGGATAACACCGAAAGTTTTCCCTTTGTCGTGAGATAGAAGCCCTTTAACATTTTCAAGCAATAAAAGGCGTGGTTGTTTTTCCGATGCACACCGAGCGACTTCAAAGAAGAGTGTACCCCTTGTGTCGTCAAAGCCTTTGCGTTTACCAGCAATCGAAAAGGCTTGACAAGGAAACCCACCCACCAAGAGGTCAAAATCTTCAACATCTGACCATGTAATTTTTGATATATCTCCATACTCCTTGTGTTTTGGGAAATGTTTTTTGTAAATTTGGATTGCGTACTTGTCGATTTCGGAGAAACCAACACAAGAGGGGGTTCTTTGTAACAATTTGCTGTTAGTGCAAACATTTTTTCGTAATAAATCCGTATTGATTTTTTGCTTTTTCTTGGATGTCGAGTATCTATTGAATGAATTATGTGCTTGTTGAATTCCAAGTTCAAACCCCCCTATTCCACTGAACATTGAAAAATATTTCATCTGATTATTTTGGGCCTCAATCTTTCTATTCTTCTCTGCGGAGGTTGTATATTTCTTTTCCTTCTCTGCTGGCTCATAATATTCATCATCTCATCCGTAATCTCTGCGGAGGCCACCCCCGACAATACCGGCATCCCCTCCACCTCCGGCAAGTTCTTGATAATCCGCTCCTTCAACCCAGGCTTGCCCTGTTCCCTACGAAACTTACTGCCCCTGGTCTTAATCACGTACTTGTGCATGGCAAGAGTATCGAGGGCATCATCATGCTGGAGCAAGGCCAAATCCATCGTGAAATCCATCGCCTGAGCATATACCTGATTGTACGGCCACTGCTCCTGTAAATGAGCCGGTAGCTTGATGCGACCCGAGTTGAATCGCCACTCCAGAGCCGATGATATTCTCTGTGCCTTGGACTCCTTGGACGGATACGTCACGGGGAAAACCCGCCCCCTCCACTTGTCCCCCCGCATATCAGTCTGCTCATTGATATACTCTTGTGCAGCCTCCGCAAACGCCTTCTGTATCGAAACCGCCTCTATTCCGAGAACCCGTACCTGCCATATCAAACCCGTCTCGTAAATCATCCTCATAAGGGTATCGTCTTTTGCCCGACCGAGCCACCCGTACAGAAGCCACATCGTCCCGAGCGTATCGAACCCGCAAACCTCTATACAGGAATAATCATGGTAGGATGTAAGTCCCGAGGCGTAGTCGAACAGAAGCACCTTGAACATCGGCCCCACAAGCTCATTGTATTTCCGTTCCATCTCCTTGTATGTCCGGTGGTCATTATCGTCCCCGAATATCCGCTCATTCCACTTGACTATATTGGTATTGGTAAGAGGTGCAGACCAATTAAATTCCCCTTCGACGGTGTACTCATTCTTACGCGGGTCAACCAACAAAATTCTATCTTGAGCGGAGATAGGGTCATTACAGAATTCAGATGCGAATGCGGATGGCCCTATTCGTTTCCTCTCCGATTCGAGATATTCCTGTGACCACATTTCCGGCCAAATCAGGTGACATTTTGTTTCATCTTCCTCATCATAAGCGATGGCCCGAAGGTTTACCCTATTCCAAAAATCAAATCTTGGGTCATCACCCTCTATTGCTCGGTACAAGAAGGCTCGTCTATCTATCAGTGTTCCAATCCAGAACATACATGAACCGGGTTTTAACATAGGGAGCATCTTTTTGAACAATATCACTTCAAATCTCTCGATGAGCACCAGTCGAGAAGTTTCAGATTGATTTTCGGGGTCATTCTCCGGGTCATCTAAGATGAGGAGTCGGGGGCGTCCACCTCTCATCTTGCCCATCACGCTCCCCCCCGAGATAGTTGAACCGTTTGAAAACTGTAGATACTCGTGATTCCAAGTAGCAGACCCCCGAATGGGCTTCATTGTCCCAAAATCGGATAAAATCAATTCGTTTCTTGTTAATTGATCCATTAACGTATCGAAACGAGGCTGTTTCATTTTATCGGTAGAAAAAAACAGGGATATGTCGAAACCAGGTCTTGTCAACGCCAATAGCAGTGTAATTTCGAGGTCGAGTACCGTAGATTTGGCCGAACCCCTTGGTGCTCCCCAAGCATTAAGGGCATACGATCCGAGGGCATAGACCATCTCCGAATGAAAATCAGGAGATTCCAGAAAACCATCCTTATAGAATATGGCTTCTCGTGTTTGTGCCAGATACAATCGCCGAAACAAATCCCAGGCCAGCACGAGCTTGTGCGGCGTCGAATGGTCGCACAGCACGCTCATCCTCGCCTGATATTGACCCTCCGCAGAAAGCTCGGCGTAATCCTCGGGCAGTGGGTATAGGGGGTATGGTCGTTGGATTATCACTTAATTCTTTCCACTCCGAGCAAAGCCACCTTTCTAACTATTTTTTTGGGTGGCCATTCAAGTTCAACACCGAGGAGTTTCATTGTCTCGGTGACATTTACCCCCATAGCCTCGGGAATACAATTAACCATCCACGTCTCTTTTTGGTCTTTTAGATAATACCATATCCCGTCAACCGCCCCCCGTAACATCTTCCTGGCCGTACCCTGCCAATACAAACAGCACTCAATCTGACGCTGAGTCCATTCGGGATGTTTCGTTTTCATGTTGTTACAATGAGATGCAAAGTCAAAATCAACCCAGACAATCCAAAAACCTTTGTTGGCATCAAAAATCTCATTGATCAATTTAACTTGTGGGGGGCACGTTGATCGTTTCCCATAATTGGGACACCCTTTTGGATGATTTGGATACGGCCTTCTACACAACCCCCTAACACTTTTGTCTATTACAATATTTTTTAAGTACGCTTGCATGTTCCCAAATGATCTCCATTGTCGACGGATTATCCTCCGAGAGGTAATGTCTGAATCACATCGAACAGGGCAATCGTGGTCAGCACCCCCGCAGTCCATTCGACGTTGTCGATACTCGTATTCATTACGAGCTTGAGTGACGGCCAGCAGGTCTCGATGTAGCCAGGCATCAGGATTGTTTCATAGATAATCTTGTAGACATCGACATTGTTTGGCAAGTCCCACATTGTCAAGCGGGGAATCACGCTCGGAACCCGGCTAATCCAGCAATGGTGCATCCGTACCCAATCGGTGGAGAACTCAGAACTATGTACATATTCGATGAGCCTCCGCAGGTTTATACCCCCATCGTTAAGTTCTGACATAAGTTCTTCGACGGAATCGACACTTTTCCCCGGGTCTGCAATGGCGTCAAGGGTTTCCTCATTGGGTTCTTTCCCCTGCGGAGGTTGGTCTTTCTGTACTGCTGCCGTCTTTACATCTGCGGCAATCTTTTTCAATTCATCTTCTGATAACTTATCCCCCTGCGGAGGTTGTTCCAGATACTCCGGGGTAAAGCCTTTGGTCGCAGGTTGGGGGTCGGTGCTGGATGCAGGGATTGTCCCCGTCTCCGGGCTGTTGCTCTCCGTCGATTCGCTCATTGTCGTTGTCTCCAGCTGGCTCGAAATCGTCTCGCTCGGGGTGTCGTCTGCTTGTATCCTCTGGCTCAGGGCTTCCTCCAATGTCGGTTTCTTCTTGTTCTCGACTGTCATTTTTTATCTCCTCAACTTTTATTTGTTTTCTCGGATTGAACGCTGTGGCAATACGCTTGGCGGAAAAGACAGTAGTAGTACCATCTTCCCCGGGGACAATGCGTGAAATTTTCCCGACCATCCCACTGGCCTCCGCCGCCTCTCGCAGCAGGGTACGAATATGTTTAATTGCCGTCATCTTAGCCCCAAGGTTGACATCCTGACGAGCCACCTTTAAGGTCTCAAGGATTTCCTGACTACAACTCCACCCATAATGTTCGAGAATCTGCGTGATGAGATTGGGGTCGTTGTAGCTGAGTATCAACGATGTCACATCCTCGACGGACAACTGCTCGGACTTTTCAGGTAGATTACCTGTCATTTTTTATTGCCTCTTATTTCTTTTAATCGTTTTGGGCCATATAATTTAAGCATGGCAGTTTTCCATCTTGCTCTTGAAGAAAGCGTTATCTCTTTCCCACACTTTGGGCATTTAGATTCATCATCGCAGATAGCAGTACCACAACAATCTGTAAACAATGTCGAATTCGTATCACAGCAAAAATGAACCATTTCATTTTTCCCTCAGTTCTTTTAGAATCCAGTCAATTACATCTTGGGATTGATAGGAGTGACATTCTTCCAAGACTCTTTTCAAAGCCGCTTTCCAACCCGCCCTAAAATCAGGGTTGTAATGGGCACTCCCCCGATGTTTTTTGTAAAAACTTTTCAGCCACCTCTCACATGCTTTCATCTTTTTTTCCTTTCACCTGCGGAGGTCTCCCCACCGGTTTTGTCACAAACTTCTTTAATAGGTCGGGGTTCCTCCCCGACGCAGCCGCCATCTCCGAGAGGATTTCCGGCTTGGCTGCCTCAGTCAAGATTTCGTCCGTCACCTCAAACAGATATTTTGGGTTGCCGATTGTACGGGGGGAGTTCTTCTTCTTCGAGCCGGGGGCTACGAATCCCCTGCCATTCGGCTTGGATAGTACGAATAATATTCTCTGGAGCGTCGTCAAACTAAAGAACACCTCCCCGCCGAAGTAGAACGGCTTGATCCGAAGTGCTTCGAGGTAGCGAGTCGCCGCATTGCGGGATATTCCGAGGACGGTCTCCAGGTAGGACAACTCGACAACATCCCCAAATCCAAAATTAAGGGTTCTTGGAAGTTTTAATTTTTCCATCTCTCCTCCTCAAAATCCCCAAACATTTTTTGCACGTCACCTCCGCAGGGTTGTTCTTTATATAGGCACGGCGACCGCTGTTCCAGCACGCCTTGAACCCACAGAGGGCTTTGTGCAGGATGTGTCGATACCCCTGCCCGTTTTCCATGTGATACTTTTTCTTTGTGATGTTTTTTATCCCCCGGGAACGATTCTCTTGGCCCTGCCCCTGCTGGTAAGCTCTACTTTGCGAACAGTCTCGCCCAGTAGTCTATTGTTCCTGGCTGTGGAACGACAAGACATTACAAATGCCGTAGACAAGGGACCAGCGTAACGCTTACGCCCCGACCAAAATCTCCGAGTTCGACCGTAATAACGCGGACTTGTTTTTTTGAGTTCATGCACCCAACCAAATTTTTTTGCTTTCATCTTTCATTCTCCTTTAGATCGTTAATTACTCTGCGGAGTTCTTTGTTTTCCTCTTCGAGTCGATCATTTTCTTTTTCGAGTTCTTCGTAATCATAATATTCTATAAAATCCCCGTTTCGATCCTCCCGCATATCGGGTTCATAACGCATAACATTAGCCATTACTATTCTCCCTCTAACCCCCCTGTGGAGGTTTTATTATCGTAAATCCCGGTTCATCCGGGTACATACCCGGATAGGGCAACTTCTCGGTCAGTTCGAGTGCAGCATCGGCGTTCATATCATCGAGTTGGGCACGATAGATGAGAGTCGGCCCCCTGTCCAAAAATAGTTCCAGAGCGGCAGGGTAAAACAAGAGGCGGTCGCCGAACTCAATCCATGATGGCTCTTTGACGAAGAAGTAGAGCCAGTGGCGGACATCAAGCCCGCGTGCGAGTACAAGTCGGTGACAGGTACAGGGCTTGCTGACCTCAACGGCAATCAGTTTGATGGGGTGCTTAACCATACGAGACTTGTTGCAACGCCCACTCTAAGAACTCCCGCGGAGTGTCAAATTCATAGATTATCCCACCCCCATCCATTTCTCTTTCGATAGCATCAGTAAGAAAAAAATGTACCCCGCTTGATCCTCCAGTACTGCGTCGTGTGTCACAAAACATCCATAAATCTGTATTGCCTTGGCATATCCGCTGCAACTTATATACGACCTCGAAATGTGCGACCGCATAGATTTTGTTCATGTCAACTTTTTCAATAGGCGTAGTTTGACTATGTGCTGTTTTGATTACTTGTTTCATCGCAAATCCCCCCTCGAATGTGATTGATTAGTATTTCCTCTCTATCCCCATGTTTCTATTATACCATATCCGCCGGATTTTCCAACCCTTGTTTTGAACCTCCGCAGGGGTGGGTGGTGGGGTTGGAATAAATCGGGATTGTGGTATAATGTAGTTATATGGGGGAGGGTAATCCTATCATCTTAAACAAACCTTGCGGGGGGCTGGCACAAATCCTAATTACCTCTCTCATCGTCAGCCCCCACTATTTTGGCGGAGAAGAAAGTAGTGATTGATGGGGAAAGAGAAGGCGATTGAGACACCGGTGGTGGATAATTTTTCGGGGGTAGAGGAGAAAGGTAATGGCAGAAGAGCAGTTATATCAATTTGTGGACAAATCCGGTAAA